ACATTCTGAGCTTCTAGGGTTCTACCAGACTCAACGAGAGTCTTGATGTTTTCCTTTTCCTGCTCGTTGAATGTCACACCGGCGCGGCGTAGTGCTGAGAGTCCCTTGATTGGGTCTTGTAGCGCCTTTCCTAGCTGGATTGCGTTAGTTTCTGCCGAACCAAATCCTGCGGCTGCTAGGTCAAGCGCTGCCATTGTCGCGCGGTCAAATGCTCCGCCTGTTTCGTCAGCGGTTTGCGCTAGGTCTTTGAAGGTGAGAAGCTTTGCCTGAGTTGACTTGATGACTTCAGCATCTACGGCAACATTTAGTTCGTTAGCTTCCGCAAAGTTGATAAGGCGCTGAGTGACCTGCGAAGTCTGATCCCCGAAAAGCCCCATTGACTTATTCACTTGAGCAAGTCGGTCATTAGCCTGGCGGACACCTTCGGCTGCTCTAATTGCATCGCCACCAAAACGAACAGCAGCCGCACCTGCAACTGCAATAGCAGCACCAACAGCGGCAAAGGCAACACCTACGCTCTTGCCAACCTTAGAGAACTCAGCCTGTGCGTTCCTAATGCCCTTATCGTCAAAGACGGATTTTAGGACTACATTTACTGCACCAGCCATTAGATACCTCTGTTTGCGATGTTGTAATACTTAGTAACTACTTGGTCAATCTCGCGAACGACCTTGCCAATTTGATTTTCTAGCGCTGACCAACCGTAGCGAGAAGCCTTGCCACCGAGGTTTGCAATCATCTGCTGACCTTGCGTAGTTACGCGGTGTCTACGCCTAATGATAGAGCCATCGCGAAGGCGATAGTTGTATTCGCGTGAGATGGGTCTTGAACGATTTACGCGACCTGCCATGTCAGCCATACCAGCGGCAGGACTCATAATCGTAATCTTTGCCAGCGGAGTTGTCAGGCTTCGACCGCTAGGTCTGATTGCGGTGCTAATGCGTGTCTTGTCCGGCTTGGTATCTCCAAGCCATCGCAAGCGACCGTTTCCAATTGCCATACCGCGCATAGGTGGCTGGTCAGGAATGTTGCGCTTGATTTGTTGATCTACTGGCTTTGCGATGTTCCTAATTTCTTTTCGCATCTCGCGAAGTAAGCCTGGTTCGATTTCGCGTAGCGCGCGGTTTAGCGCTCGAATGTCATTTGAGCTAATAACCGGATTTACTTTGAACACGCCACACCTCTCCCTAAAGTCTACCAAACAGAAAACCCCTACCGATTGGCAGGGGTCTACTGTTGATGCGAGGCTTTCCAAACCAGATACCTGCCCATTGTCCAGAGCATCCGGTCAGACTCTTGCATTAGTTGGCTAGGTGCAATTCCTGTTTCGACTGCCAGCATCGCGAGATACCAATGAGCCGAGGAATCCCCTAACCCTACTATTTTGGGTCTTTGGTTGAAGTTCCAATTCCCTCGATAGTTTCGAGCCAAGCTTCGAACTCTAGGTTGGTTTTACCTTGACGCTTTAGTGCTGAGTGAGCGAGGAAGAACAAGTGCGTGATCTTCATTTCCTTCTCCAACTTGGAGATAGAGATGTCGAACTTTTCCTCGAACTTCACGATGTCAGCTGCGCTTGCGGTTACTTCCTGAGTAGTGCCGTCAGCCATCTCGATTGCGAGATTCATTCTCATTTGTAGGTTGTCCTTTCGCTACTAAGCGGCTGTCGAGCGGGTAACTGGGCCCGTTATCGGTAGCGTGATATTGGCCACTGCCAGGTCCCCTACCGCTCCGGACACCGGAGTGAGGTTGTTGACATTGACAACGAAGGTGTAGCTTGGGTTGGATGCGGAAACAGCGGTGCCGTTTGGCTTGACTACAACGGTGGCTGCGGAGCCGAATAGGTTCCATAGTCCTGAGTCAATCGCTGCTGCTGCATAGTCATTGTGGAACGATACGGTGAAGGTTCCAGACTTTAGACCGTTGGTCGAGGTTCTCCATGCGCTACCGAAAGCGGTGGTTTCTACCTCATCGGCGGAAACGGAAATCTCCACCTGGTTGATGTTCGCCGAGTAGTCGGTTCCAGCAATAGTGGTAACGACATCGGTGAGAACTAGCTTTGCCATGTTTTCTCCTAATTAGCTTGCAAGCACTCTGACAGCGAATTCCGCTGCCAGATAGGTTGTGTCGTTTACGAGAACACTTCCGTAACTCGACATTTCAGTAACCACGACATCGAACGCGTTTCCGCCGAGGTTCCTATTAGATTCTATCGCACCTTTGATAGACGAGGCAGAATCACTAGAGCAATAAGCATCTAGCTTCCGTTGTGCGGTGCGATCGTCTTGTCTACCCACCAACACCTGAACGGCGAAGGTGTATTCGGTCATACCGTTACGGAAGTCTTGGTGATACTCAGCGCGAACCAACTGAACAATAGCGATTGGTGGCGATGGGTTATCAGGAATGTCTAGCGAAGTGCGAAGCCCTGAGATGGTTGCGAGATTAGTTGCAAGCCCTTGGCGGATTAGCTGGATGTCAGCCATTAGCCAACCCTAATCCTGCGATAAGCGTCTACTAGCTCAGACACCTGCGGATCGAGGCGAACGCCGACACGCATCGCGCCATACTCGCCCGAGATAACGCCAAGTGGCGAGTCCTTGCGCTTGTAGAGCTTGGATGCCTGAATCATCGTTGCGTAGTTGACCTCATCGGGAACCGCATTGAAACCGAACACACCGGCAATCTGAACCGAAGCCTCACCTTCCAGAAGTGGGAAGGTGTAGTTGCCGATTGCGCGGATGCGAGTGTAAGGCGTTGGCATACCGTCTACAACACCGTTCAACGGCTCTAGCTGGTAATCTGAGGCGCTCCAAGTGATGTCGAAGGTCTGAGTGTCATCATCGGTTGTTTTGAGCGTTGTGAGGGAAACTAGGTCATCTATGTCCACGATGTAGTTGTCGCGCGGAACGAATAGGCGAGTAGCGGTTACCTTATAGAAGTTGCGACCACAATAACGGTCAATGGCGCGAGATGCGGAAGTAATCGCTCGCTCAAGGATTCCATCATCAATAGAATCCGTAATGTCAAGGCTTGCCTTTAGCTCGGCAAGTGTGCAGTAACCGTTGGTAATCGCCATGTAATTATTCTACCGCTTAGCGATACGGCGCTTTAGTTCGGTTGTTGAGATGCCGGCTGTATAAGGGATGTAGAGCAACGAGATGTCGCGCTGATCCAGCCAGTCTTGCGTGAATCCCATTTGCTTATAGTAATCCTTGCGCGCCCAGTCCGAGCCAATGGCCAGAATGTTCGGGTGCAGTTCCTCGACTACATCGGCGCATTGTTCTTCTCCCCAGTTGTGAACAATCCTGGTAACGCACTTGAACTCTGATAGAACGGCAGCGCGCTCATCGTAAGACATAATTGGCGGCTTGCCCTTGTAGCGCTCGATGAACTCATCGGTGTTTAGGATTACTGTTAGTTCCCCTAGCTGAGCGCATTTCTGTAAGAAGTTGACATGCCCAGAATGTATAAGGTCAAATGTTCCAGCGGTGACGATGCTTAGTCCCATCGGTTATCCCTTCTTACTTTCAGCGACCAACCGCGAGTGCCTAGATCGTGAGCTGCCATCTTATTTGCGAACACGGACTGGTTGCGCTGGAAGGTTACGCCGTTGCGGTCTGGCATGATGCTAGAGCTGTTGTCGTGGTGAACTACGGCATCTATGTAATTGAACGGAACTCCTAGTTCCTTCATGCGCCACTCGTAGTCATCGTCATCAAAATAGACGGGATGGAATACTTCATCCCAAAGCCCTGCCTTGCCGACTGAGCCTTCGGTTGGGATAACGCATGACCAGATTGGATTTACCTTCACGAAGTTGAACGCGTTGGTGTCAACACTCTCAGCGATTGTCTGAAGCGCACCAGGCGCGAAGTGTGAATCGTCATTGGGAATAACCCAGTAAGGCGCATGAGGGGTTGACTTGATTATTAGATTCCATGCTCCGTTAGCGCCTAGCCCGTGAGGGACTTGAATCAACCATAGATTCTTGACATGCTCATTTACCTTCGGCTGGAATGTGCGAAGCCCTGAGTTGTCAATAATGACTAGATTCTCGACTGGGTAATCTATCGAGTCGAGCAAGCGTTGTGCTAGGTCAAACCTGCGAACCGTTGCGAACCCGAGAACTGGAATCACAGCATATCCAATTCAATAACCACTCTTGCAAGTTTGCCATTCTCAAAAATGCCGATAATGTCATATATGCCATCGCCCCAAGTTGTTGCGAAATCAAACGCCTTGCTTGTTGGAATATCCTCGATAGGCAAGATATGTTCCAAGATACCTTTTGAGCCAACTTCCTCATCAAATGGAATCTCATAGCATGGATCGCCTATTCTAAGCATTCCAGAATCAACCGCAACGCTACCCAATAGTTTTACTGTTTGCCTCATAGATTTTCCTTTAGAAATGGCTTCCAGTAGTTCTCCCAGACAACCTCGACATCGAACTGTTTAGCAAAGTCAACCGAAGCCTGTGAGTGACCACGATTCTTGTCTGCCTCTCGAAGTGCGTTCACGATTGAAGGCACTAGCGGAATCATAAAAAACGAAGCTTGCGCCTCATCCCAGAACGGCTGACCTTCGACTAGCCATGAGTCATCACCGAGAACATCTGGGGTAGCTGCCCAGTTGCTACCGATTACGCGAGTTCCGCAAGCCTGAGCCTCGATTGCCGGAACACCAAAGCCCTCGCCGTAGCTGGCGTGTAGCAGAACATCAAGCGATGAATAGATGCCAGCCATCTCCTCGGTTGTGTAGCCGTAGCGTAGCTTGACTGGATCGGGGAACAACACGGCATCTTCAGGTAGTCCAACGGCTTTCATAAGGATTGCCAGTTGGAAGCCACCATAGGCGCGTGAAGGCTCTGAGTGAATGTAGAGATAGCTATTCGGGTTCTCTTTGCGGTAGAGCGCGAAGGCTAGAAGGTTCTCAGCGAAAGCCTTGCGGTGGATTGAGCCATTGGCTTTGTTGGCGCTTACCATGCCGACCAAGAACGCATCGTCAGGAACACCCATGTATTGCCTTAGTGGGTAGCCCTCGATGTTGTCGGTTGGCTTGTAAACCGCGGTGTCTACGGCGTGAGGAATGTAGGTCGAGTCAACGCCTAGTTTCTTGAACTGCTCTTGCCCGAATGGGGACATGGCGATTGTTTTGACATTCGGCTTCTTAGCCCATGCCAGCACCTTCGGTGGAACCGAGATGTGATCCACGGGAGTCCATGACCAGAAGTCGAGCTGGTCAATGTCTGGAACATCGGCATAAACCCAAGCATCGTAAAGCGTAAGGATTTTGTTTGGCAGGTCACGCCCTGCTAGGAAGTGTTCGTGATGCGGTCTAAGGACATCGCCTGAGTAAAGCGTTAGACCGCGAGGGTAATGAGCGATTTCACCATGCTTGGTTTCAAGCGTAGAGATTGCTCCCTCTAGCCCATAGTTTGAAAGTGCAGCGACATCGTATCCATCGCGCTTTAGTCGCTCGGCAACTAACATTCCTTGAACGCCGTAGCCGGTAGGTGAGCCTGGAGTATTTGAGGCAATAGAGATAGCAGCTTTGTAGGTCATGCCTAGAGTATAGCGAAACCCCCCAAGCCAACCTACAAGCTCAGGGGGTTTCGGTCTATTTCAAAGACTAGCTAGCGCCGCCCTTGAAGTATTTGATGTGTGACGCGTGGGTAAGCGCACCATCGAGGCGAACCATGAATCTCCAAGTGGTTAGATCCTGGTTAAAGGCATAATCCTGGCTTGAGGCCACGCTGATTCCGCCTGCAAGTCTTACCTTGTAGCTCGCGAGATCGCCGAAAAGAGCAGCACCTACAACACCAGTTCCTAGAGCTGGTAGGTGTGGGTTCTCAACTACGCGGAAGCCAGCGAAGGTGTCAGGGTATCCAACGCCAACCTGGTATAGGTAGTTTCCAGCGGTGTCCTTCAGCTTACGCATTACACCAATGGTCTGACCGTTAGCCATGAAGCCTGCACCTGGTAGACGGCGAACTGCACCATCAACCGAGTAAGCGAGGTCAATCAGGTTGTCAGCGGTGAACGCACCAGCTACACCAGTTCCACCGGTGATACCAGAACCAGCACTGGTCCTTATACCATTCGGGACTGTCGTGCCGGTGCCGTTGGTGAGTGCATCATTGATTGCGTAACCGATGGCGTTACCAGCCTGAGTAGCTAGGTGAGATGCTAGGTCGAAGCCTGCATCGGTAACTAGCTCGTTTGCTGCCTGGATTAGGAAGCCATACTTCTTTGCACCTAGAGTGATGCTTGAGTAGGTAGGCTCTTGAGCGCTTAGAGCAGAACCAGCAGCGGTTAGGCTTGCGGTCGAGTAAGCGGTCAAGGTTGGGATGGTCAAGTCCTCACCGGTGGTGGTCTGGATAACCTCTGAGGTCTCCAGCATTGGGCCGGTTAGACGAGCAACATCGAATACCTGGTCGTAGAACGACTTAGGAACGGTGTTGGTCGAAGGGGTTAGAGCAGCGCGCTTCTCGAAAGTGTGTGCGCCACGAGTCTGTGCAACCTCGCGAAGGATGTCAGAAGCTGAACGCTCAGAAACAGCAGGAACGAATCCCTTAGCTGCAACGGATGCCTCAACCTTGCGCTCCTCAGCGCGCTGTGCAACAGAAATAGCCTCATCAGCCTTAGCGATGTCGGCCTCAATAGCTTCGATCTTACGAAGCTCCTCAGCGTCAAGTCCGCGACCCTCAGACTCAGCGAAGTCAATGACCTCACGAACCTGCATGATTAGGTTGTTGCGAACTTCAGTCTGGCGAGTAATGAACTCGGACATTTGTTCTCCTTGTTAGTTAGATAAGTCAGTCGCGCTAACGCTGAACTGAAGCAGGGTAGAGCTAACTCACAACCCGTATTTTTAGTTTACTACAAGTGTGCATAGACACGATTTGTCTAGGGGTCTTGATAAAGACAAACCCTCACCAAAGCGATGAGGGTTCACTCTAACTGCGCGGAGATAGAG